CAGGAGAAGCAGCTTAATATGGCATCGACATATACACCCCTAGGTATTGAACTACAGGCAACTGGTGAAAATGCGGGAACGTGGGGAACAAAAACAAATACTAATTTACAGATATTTGAACAAATATCTGGTGGCTATACTACACAAGCCGTATCTAATTCTGGAGATACCGATTTATCTGTGTCTGATGGATCTACAGGCGCAACGCTTTCTCATAGAATTATAGAATTTACTGGAGCATTAACAGCAAGCAGAAACGTAACTATTCCGCTTGATGTGCAAAACTTTTATATTTTAAAAAATTCAACTTCAGGTTCTCAAAACGTTGTATTTAAATATACTTCTGGAACAGACGCTGGTGTTACTGTTGCAAACGGTAAAACATCTTTAGTTTATGCAAAAGCTGATGATGGCACAAATCCAACGATTGATTCTGTTGCGTTAGCGAGTGACCTTGTTGATGACACATCACCACAATTAGGTGGTAATTTAGACACTAACTCTTTCATGATCGATTTTGATGATGACCATGGTATTAGAGATGAAAACGGAAATGAACAATTAATATTTCAAACTACAACTTCTGCGGTAAACCAATTAGAAATTACAAACGCTGCTACAGGTAATGATCCAAAATTAGCTGCTGCTGGTGGAGACTCAAACATAGATTTAGCTTTAGCACCAAAAGGATCTGGTGAAGTTGTTGTTGGTACAGGATCAGCTGCTGCAACTATTACGACAAGCGGCGCGTATGATTTAACTTTAGATACAAACTCTGGAACTAACTCTGGTACGATTACAATTACAGATGGAGCAAACGGAGCAATCACTGCAACACCGAACGGAACTGGTGAAGTAGTTATTGGTGGTAATACAAACCCTGGAACGTTAGTTTTAAATTGTGAAAATAACTCCCACGGAATTAAACTGCAATCTCCGGCCCACTCAAACAATCAATCTTACACATTAAAATTTCCAACAGGTAACGTTACAGCAGATAGATTTTTAAAAGTTGCATCAGTTACAGGATCTGGCACAACAGGTGTTGGTCAATTATCTTTTGCTGAAGTATCAGGTGGTACATCATACCAAGCTGTTAAAACTTCAGGCTTTACTGCAGTAGCAGGAGAAGGATATTTTTGTAATACAACATCAGCAGCTTTCACAGCAACATTACCATCATCAGGAACGATTGGTGATGAAATAACTTTTATAGATTACGCAGGTACTTTTGATACTAACAATTTAACAGTAGGAAGAAACTCACACAACATACAGGGTTCTGCAGCAGATTTAACAGTGTCAACCGAGAGAGCAGGTTTTACATTGGTTTACGTAGACTC